TACTTTCACCAGGGCTTCTCAGGCTACAGTGGTGGACTCAGATGGTACGCTGAAGTGGGCAGGGCATAACCTGCTTTTGCGATCCGAATTCGATGCAGCAGATCCAACGAACTGGACCGTAGGTAATACAGGTACTGGTACTGTCACACTAGGGTCTTCTCTCCATAACTTGCCTACACTAACTTTTGAGCAAACAGTATCTGGAAGAGAATTTTTACAACAGTCACACACATTTGAGGCAAATACTGAGTACAAACTTGTTTTGTTTGTTGACGAATCTGCAAGTTCTTTTACTTCTGGGAGTTCAACAGTCCTTGCCGTTACTAATTTAGATGACGCAACTGGAACGATTAGCGCTAGTCTTTCAGATGCTGTCAATGGCGTATTGAGTATTAGTTTTACAACAGGGTCAGATACCTCTGGCATTTTAAGATTTGGAGTGGGTGCTTTCAACAACGCTGTAGCAAAGTTAGTTTGTGCTGGTATTCACCTATACAAAGCCGATAAATCCATGCAACAGCGCACAGATGTCGCTTCAGGTCTTGAAACCTACTACCCAACCACATCGTCGGCTGTTTATGCAGCACGGTTTGATCATGATGGGGCAACAAAAGAAAGTCTTGGGTTACTGCTCGAGGGGGAAAGGACGAACAAAATTAAAAATTCAGAGGATATGACTGCTGGAACATGGACAACGGTTTCCGGTTCTATTGTAGCAAATTCGACCACTGCACCCGACGGTACAACAACAGCAGACAAATTTAGTGAGAGCTCGAGCGGAACTGGAACTCCTTTTGTGGCCGATATTTTAGACGCCGTTTCATTTGACGCGAACACGGACTATTCATTTTCCTGTTTTTTGAAAAACAATGATGCTAGGTACGCAGGGCTGACGGTCAGAAGCTTCAATGGCTCTAACTTTCATGCGGAGTTTGATCTCCAAGAGGGGCTGATAGTGAGTTCTGGCAAGGACGGCAACTCTACCTTTACATCGGCTAAAATGGAAAAGTACGGAAACGGATGGTATCGGTGCGAGATTACGGGGGTAAGTGACACCTCTGATGTAAGCAGCGACTCGTGTTTGATCGTGATTACTCCAGGAACGGGCATCAGTGCGGCAGGCTATGCAGCCACCTTCTCCTTAGACGGAAGCTCTATATTTGTCTGGGGCGCTCAGCTTGAGGAAAACCCCTTTGTTTCCAGTTACATCCCGACATCAGGGGCGACTGCCACAAGATCGAAAGATTTGTGTGGTATTCCCACTAACAGTTTCAGATTTTCCGATACAGAGGGCTCAATATTTATTGAGACAGAAGCGTTTCATGATGCTAGTTCTACTGCTATTTTTTACAGGCTTCACAATGGAACCAATAACGAGTCAACCACTCTTTTAAACAAAAGTAATGATACAAGTAACCACAGGTATCAAATAAGAACAGGAGGTTCGCAGATTGTTGGAAAAAATGTTTCTAAATCAATCCTTCAAGTTTTTAGGTCAATAGTCACCTATAAGAAAGACAACTTTACTTTTGCCTCTCAAGGCGAATCACCTACTCCTGCAACAAGTGGTACACCACCGACAGGAATCACTGAGTGGTCTATTGGACAAAATCATGGAAACGCAAACGTCTTATTCGGCCACATTCGAACGCTACAGTATTTCGCTAGACAACTAGACGATGAGACCATCTTGGCGCTCACACAGCCATCACTGGAGCCATCTCTTAGCCTGGTGTTTGACTCAAGCGAGACAAGTTTTGTAGATACGGAGCTGACACGATGAGCAGAAACCATGACAACTTTGCAGATCTGATCACGTTTACAAGGGCTTCACAGTCTACGGTTGTAGACAGCGATGGCTTACTAAAATATCCCGCTCATAATCTTGTTGAAAATTCTGAGGATTTAACGCAGTGGACGCTATCAAATTTAACAGCCGCAGGGAATGATATTGCCGCACCTGATGGCACTACGACTGCTGATAAATTGACTGATTCATCTGACGGATCATCTGTGATCCATAGAGCAAGAGAATCTATTTCTGTGGCAGCAAACACAAAACATAGGCTTGCTATTTTTGCAAAAAAAGGGACTACCGCTTTTTTTCAACTAGCTCTGATCCAGACAAGTAATAGTAAAACTGCAAGCGTTGTGTTTGATCTTGAAAATGGAGTAGTTGGTGAAGAGCTTACCACTGCTGGGGGAAATGGGACTGTTCACGATTCATCTATTACGGATGTAGGGAATGGTTGGTTTCTTTGTCAAATGACCGCAGAAATAAATTCAGATGCTAATCAATATCAAATCACATTGGCGACACAAGCTACAGGAAACTCCGACACATTGCTCCAAGTTTCTTATAACGGAGATGGGACAAGAAACGCTTATTTTTGGGGTGCACATTTATATAAAGCTGATAAGCAGATGCAGAACAACCCTGCCCAGTCAGATGCAAACTTTGCAACCTATGTCCCAACAACCTCTGCTTCTGTATTCCAGCCACGCATTGACTTTGACCCAGTGACCAAAGACAGGAAAGGCTTTCTGATCGAGGAGGCTAGGACGAACCTTCTTACTTATAGTGAGGATTTTACGCAGTATTCTAATGCTCGTACGGTTGATACTGCGAACCAAGGAACGGCCCCTGACGGCTCAAATAATGCCACTAAGCTATCGGAAACCGCAGACACTAATAATCACAACATACAGCTGGATATTAACTTCTCTTACACCAGCGGAGACACCTATACACATTCTGCATTTCTCAAAGCTGGAACAGTCAGCGTCATGCAATTATTACTGCCGTCTTCGGCATTTGGCTCAAACGCTTTTGCAAACTACGATTTAACAAATGGAGTTGTGGGGACAGTGGGATCATCAGCTACTGCTTCAATCGAGGATTTTGGTAATGGTTGGTTCCGATGCGTTCTTACAGCGGCAGTGACATCAACAAGCACTGCGGACGGGGGTTTTATTGTTTTCACTAATAACTCGACAACTGCTGCTAGAGCTCCTAGTTACGCTGGAGATACTGCGAGTCATGTTTTCATATTTGGCAATCAGCTTGAGGAAGGCGCTTTCCCCACATCCTACATCCCAACGTCAGGCGCTAGCGCAACCAGAGCTGCTGATGCGGCAAGCATTGCCACAAGCGCATTCGGATATAATCAAGACGAAGGCACGATTGTAGCAGAAGCCCAAACATTTAAAGCAGATCTTTTTCACAGAGTTGCCTCTCTTAATAATGGAACATCAGTCAATAGAATGATTTTGCAGGCAAACGCAACAACCCATCTATTTGTTGAGGTTGATGATGTAGGCCAAACTTCACGCGATGCTGGCGCTTACACTTCTAATGTTTTTACAAAACACGCTGCGGCATTCCAAAAAAATAACTTTGGAGCATGTTTAGATGGAGGAAGCGTGTCTGCTGGTACGTCTGGCACTTTACCAGTAGTAAACATAATAAATATAGGGGCGGCTGTAACGGGCAGTTTTGGTTTCCTTAACGGCCACATCAAGAAACTGCAATACTTCCCCAGACGATTGTCGGACACACAACTACAGGAGATCACGCGATGAGTGAAGAAAGCGAAGCCCCAGCACCGAAGATAGATTTCTGTATGAAGTTTACCAGTGAGAAGGCGATGATGACTCAGTTGAAATCCCTGACTACCACAGACGATGATGGCAAAACCATCTTGGCTGAAGCGTCACACGACTACGCGATTGATAGGATCGGCAAGATGTACAAGCCGACAGGTAAAACGATCAAGTCAGATGACGGTATCGAGTCGGCAGAGATGAAAGCGGTCACTGGGTATCACATCAACGTGCGTCTGGTCGGTGATGCCCAGCGTAGTTTTTTTGAGGCACTTGATGAAAAATACGGTGTCAATCCAAAGACACCACAGCGAGTTTTTGCATAGGAGAAAAAAATGGCTGCATTAGCAACTAAAGATATTACAGGAGCAAACTCATTCACTGATGCGGTTATGGTCCTGGCAGGAGACTTCTCGATCTCAGTGTCAGGCACATTCAGCGCCACAGTGACGGTCCAGAAGAGCTACGACACATCGAGCCCCAGTAACTTTGAGGATGTTGAAACTTTCACAGTTCCTGTCGAGAGAGTCGGGTACGAAGCGGAAAACATCTACTACCGCGTAGGGGTGAAGACCGGTGAGTTTACCTCTGGCACTGTGAGCGTCCGAATCGGCGGCAAAGATATTCAGTAATGGATAACCGCACTACGGCATCGGCTCACATCCGTCTGGACAAGGTGGAGACTAATCTCGGTACGCATGAAGCTGTGTGTGCCGAGCGCTGGAAAGAAACTATTCTGAGAATAAAAAGGATTGAGACAGTCATGATCTCTGCGTCAGCAGGAATCATCGCGCTCCTAGTGAGCGTTTTGCTCAAGGTGACCTAATGATTTTCGAGGCCATTGCCGCCATCGAGCTTGCGAATCAGGCGATCAATGGTATTAAGGAACTTGCCGGTCATGTCACATCTGTTGGTCAGATGGGAAAGCAACTGACTCAGTTAGCAGATGCCCATGAAGAACTAGAAAGAGATGCTGAAAAAGGAAACATGGAGGCGTTTTGGGCACTAGAGGACATTAAGAAAAAAGAGTATCAAATCAAGCAGTTATTCATATATGCCGGTAGACCGGGTCTATGGGAGGATTATCAGACTTTTATTCGCAACCGGAAAGAGATGAAGCGGAAGGCAGAGGAGCGTGAAAAGCGTAAGAAATTGGCTCGCCGAAAAGCCATTAAGGACGGACTTATTTATACTGCTGCTGTACTTGCTGGCTGCCTTACCGTCGCTGGGGGCATTTGGCTCTTACTTGCTATCATTTCTTTGAAAGGGCGGTGATGACTTGGGTGCTGTTGGGGATTTTTGTGGTTGATATGACTTTTTATTTCAGAGTGCTAGACATGCACCACAACCACTTTGAGTGCCTCTATGCCGCAGAGCTTCATGCACAAAAGATCGGCAGGCCGAATATTAATTTTGCGACTGTCTGCGTACCAACAGATCAAATCGAAGGAGAGATGTCGTAGTGGCTCAGAAAAAACTTCAGAGAGAATCTATCTACAATGAATACGATGAAGATGGTGATGGTATCGTTAGTGATGAAGAGCTGTCCCACGTTAAGACCATCAAAGAAACTGAGACAGCGTTACGCAAAAATCTAGCACAGTTACGTATGGCAAGGTTTACTCTGATTGCCATGGGAGCATTTACTGCTGCCATGTTTTTTGTACCAATAGAGCGAGTGCAAGCTCTGTCAGATATCAGTAATCTATTCTATATATCCGGCGCGGGTATTGTCGGCGCATACATGGGAACAACAGCATGGATGAGTAGAAAATGATCCAGATGTTACTAGGCCCAGCAATGGAGTTGGGTAAAGAGTTTCTCAAAGGAAAGGCTGAAGAGAAAAAAGCGATTCAGCAACGCAAAATAAACGCCATCCAGAATGATGCGGATTGGGAAAACAAGATGGCTGATGCCACCGCAAAGTCATGGAAGGACGAGTGGTTTGCTATCCTGATCTCTCTACCGCTACTGGGAGTAGCTTACAGCGTAATAGTCAATGATCCTGCAGTTATCGAGAGAGTCAACCAGGGGTTTGCGGCTTTGAATAACCTCCCAGATTGGTATCAATATCTATTATTTTTGGTTGTCAGCGCGAGTTTCGGTATAAAATCTGCTGATAAGCTGATGAGCATGAGAAAGAAGTAATGGCTAGATCTCTGATGCGGAAGTTCCGCGAGGTAAAAAAGAAAGATGGGGTGCCGGTAAAGTATACATCTGGTGCTGCTAACCCAGAAGCGAGAAGAGCAGAGATCAAGCGAACAGCGGAGAAGTATCGCAAGGGTACGCTCACCAAGGAAGAGATGGACCGCATCTCAAGACAAAGGAGTCGAGGATAATGGCTACTTACAAAGGAATGAGTTCACGATTCTCACGGTCCACCATGGAGAAAGTTTACAAGCGTGGGCTCGGAGCGTACTACTCAGCGGGTTCTCGGCCTAAAGTTTCAGCACACCAGTGGGCCATGGGCAGACTCAGATCATTCGTGACCGGGAAAGGTGGTGCGCGAAAAGCAGATAAAGATCTTCTCAACAAGTGACGAGGTTTGAAGACATGGATGTGGAGAAACTGAAAGACCAGTTGATTCTACATGAGGGGCTGGAGCTCAAGAGTTACAAATGCAGCGCAGGGTACATCACGCTAGGCGTCGGACGAAACGTCGAAGAGCTTGGCATTACCGAAGACGAAGCCAGGTATCTCCTCGACAACGACATCCTGAGAGTGAGCAGGGAGTTGGATGACAACATCCCTTGGTGGCGTGATCTATCTGAGGTGAGGCAACGTGTGCTCCTCGATCTCTGTTTCAATCTCGGCATCAGTCGTTTCTTGCAGTTTGAGAAGACTCTTGCAGCTGCCAAGCAGGGAAGGTATGAGGACTGCGCAGAGGAGATGATGGACAGCCGGTGGGCCAGACAGGTAGGTACGAGGGCCACACGGCTCTCTGAGGCGATGATCAACGATGAGTTGGAGGTTTAGATGCCAGAGAAGCTAGAGCGAAGCCTGATGGCTCAGGCGCGAAAGAAGGGGCTGAAAGGTAAAGAGCGGGACAGGTACGTCTACGGTACGTTGCAGAAGATCGCAGGACCCAAGGAGTCCGACAAGGCCTCTCGGACGGGAAGCGTGAGGCGTGGCTAAAACTCCAGCCTGGCAACGCAAGGAAGGCAAGAACCCTAGGGGTGGTCTCAATGAGAAGGGACGTAGATCCTATGAGAGAGAGAACCCAGGGTCAAATCTAAGAAGACCAATCAAATCAGGAGATTCACCGCGGAGGGCAAGCTTTCTTGCGCGGATGGGTGCTGCTCGAGGGCCAGAGAAGAAGAACGGCGAACCAACTAGGTTGCTTCTTTCTTTGAGGGCCTGGGGTGCGAGCAGTAAAGCAGATGCTCGAGCGAAAGCAAGAGCGATATCGAAACGAAACAAGGCAAAAGCGTGAGGTGATTTATGCCAGGTCATTATGGAAAAGGTTCAGCAATGAAGCCGAAGGGTACGGCTATGTCAGCAATGAAAAAGGCCCGCGAGAAAAATAGACAGAAGATGGGGGGAGCGAAGCCCCCCATGAAAGGCATGAAATAACTATTTCTTGAAACGATCCCATGCGTTCTCTGTGCCGAGCGGTCTTGGTGCAGAGGTCTTTTCTTTATCGTTGATAAACACCTTGGTGTTGATTGCGATAGGCCACTGTCGTGCTTCTCCCATGCCCTTCTCTTTGATTGTGACTTTCAGGTTAGCACCTATACTGCGAAGCGTGTCCAGCGCCTCCTCGATCGCCTCTAGCTGCGAAACTTGCATCGGTGCGTATCGCCGTGTTTGTTCATCGTAAGGGGTCTTGACTTCAAACCAAGCACTAACCTGATATTTTTTGCCAGAGCTAATGCCGGTGTGATTTGGCATCAAGTCTTGCATGGTGCTGTTGCTAAAGTGTGGGTATGCCATAATTTTCTCCTAAAATGGTATCTCTTCATCTGAGTTAAGGGGGGCTGGTGCAGGAGTGGGGTCTGGCTCTTGACCATGGGTCTCCGCGACAGGCATCTCTTGCTCGGTCAGCTCCTTGTTTTTGGTATCCAAAGCATTTGTGACCATTAGCAGCAAAGATTCATTTGAATTCGCTAGTGTCTCAAGCTTTTTCTCATTCTTTCGCCACCAAATATGGATTTCCCCAACCTTGGTCATTGCATGGATTTCTTCACAAGCTTGTTTTGCAAACTGCTCTAATTTTTCTGCGTTTTTCGCTTGGCTTTCTAAAGCTTCTTCTTTATTTTTTACCCCCTCAAGTTCATTTGCACTCGCGTACTCAGAACCAGATAGTCCTATGTTAGCCAAGGCTCTGCCTATCGCTGATGTCTCACAGTTTTCAACGGCTGACGTTCGGTTGATGTTTCCAAAGTCTCGGAACTCCTCGGCATGACCGGTACCGATCACGTTTCCGTCCAAATCTTTGATTGAGGCAACCATACACACGCTTTTTTCATCACTGTGAAGCAGTTCCGTAACGATGCCCAAAGAAAGACCATAGTTTTCTCGAAAAAGATTGTTTCGCTGTACTACAGTGAGGTATTTTTTCCCCTTGATTTCCGTTGCATTGTCGCTTTCCAGCAACCCTGGAATTTTTCCCATGACTTGCTTATGGTCTATTCTTGCTCTTGTCATTTTATCCCCCATATTCTCTTTGCTTCTTCAATAACTCCAGGCGGTTCAGACCAAGAGATGTGACTAAAGTTTGGTGGCTGTGCCAGCAACAAGGATTCTTTGCTGTCATGGGCCTTCAGGTTGCTTTCTATCGCTCGATGGTGGATATACATCTCTTGACAACACTGCTCGAGAAACTCAGGTTGTAACTGATCACAGTTATCCTGATTGAATATCGCGTATCCACTCTCATTCGCGTACAACAGCCACACAGGTTTCCTGCCGTTGATGTACCAACCCCCAGCAACCTGGAAAACGTTGTTGATGGTGAACATCCCATCAAGAGCCTTCGGTAAGGATGCTTTTTTCTTGCCAGACTTAGATCGCTTGTCCTGCTGGGGCCATTTGGTTTTCAGATCACCGACGCCTACATAGTCAGGAAGGTTGATATGCGGTAGTTCGTTGTCGAATAAACAACCTTTCAGCTCGCTCTCTCCAACGATCTGCTGCCCCGACATCACTTCTCTCAATCCTTCAACGCTGGACCGGATGGTGTCTGTAAGAACTTCAGCGCAGATCTCCCAATCTCTGGCGTCCTTGCCGCCATCCCAAGTACGCACCGTGTGATCCATAAACTTTTTTAAAGCAAGATCGTAGATTTCTGCTGGATCTTTTTGATTGATAAGGATTTCATCACACGCCCACTGCACCACAGTGCCAGCCCACATCTTACTGTTCCCGCTCTCATTATGGTTACGGTCAAGCCGGTTGATCGTTTGCCAAGCGGTTTCTAATTCAAAGTCGTCAACAGATGTTCGGACGATATCCCAAGCTTTTTTGACCAATGGCCTGACATGGCATTTATCAAACAACTCTTTTGCTGGCTCCGCACTTTTACTGTTTTTGTGGTGATAGTAGTGATGCCGAGCAGCCCAATCAGGTGTGATCATCGTCTTCTCCCCCAGAGCGGTCCACAGGTAACGTCAACCATAATTGATGACGGGACCCCGTTGATCTTGCGTTTACCCCAGATCGGTATCGCCCTCAGATCTGACGACTCGCATTCCTTGATAGCGTCGATCGTCTCTTGACGGGACATTGCAAACACCTCTGACTGTAGAGTCAGTGACTGACCAGGCATCTGCTCAAGCACAGATACCTGTTCAACTGGTTTGATGGTCTGGTTGCTGCAACCGACAACAGATAAACACAAAAAAATTAAAAGCTTTGTTTTCATTTGATTCCTCCCTCAAGGTCAGCGATACGTTGACCTAGCCAACGCATGACCGGAACAGCCATGCTATTTCCCATCGCTTTATAGCGACGGCTATCCGGTGCGGTCTTACCGCGCCATGGAATATTTGTATAGTCGTCTGGAAAACCCTGTAACCGTTCGACTTCAATCGGTGTCAACCGACGCACCAGTTTTTCTGTTGCAATGGCAGGAGCATTACTGCACCCACTGCCGCCAACCTTGACCGTTGGTGCTACGTTCTCAAGAGCGTCAAGCTCAGACATGTTCGAACTGAACGAGACCAATGGCACATTGTTGCCACCTGTTCCCCATCTGGCTGTGACGGTCTGACACGTCTGTCCTAGCTCTTTGACCCTAGAATCAGTGTGATGGCACTCATAAACGACCGTGTTAAATGCATCTGCCCTGCTGTAGTCGTTACAAGTGGTTTGCAAAGTTGCGGCTACGTGACTTTCTTGATTGCCCGCAAAGCATTTAGCAGTGTCGTTGGTAAAGTTTTCCCTCGCTTCTTTGCTCTTCTCATAATTCCTTCTGCTGCTTTCTGGCTCAAACAATATCTGTCGGATATGCTCTGCCTGTCCTGAAGCACATCCAACAAGAAAGACTCTTCTGCGTCTTTGGGGGACTCCGAAGTGTTGTGCGTCAAACACGCGCCATCCGAATGAATACCCGAATTCTGCCATCGCCCCTGTGATGGAACCAAAGTCCCGTCCTCCGTTGGATGACAGACAACCGGCAACGTTTTCCCAGATGAAGTATTTAGGTCGCAACTGATCAACCATTCTGCAAAACGTGAGTGCAAGATTGCCTCTTTCGTCGCTGAGTCCTTTTCGCAATCCTGCGACGGAGAAAGACTGACAAGGTGTTCCTCCGCAAATAACATCAATTGAGCCTTTTTCATAACCCCACTCTTTAAAGTTTGTCATGTCCCCATGGTTGGGGACGCTTGGATAATGTGTGTTGAGAACCTCTGACGGGAAGTCCTCAATCTCAGAAAAGAAAACTGGTTTCCAACCTAGTGGCTCCCACGCCACAGAACAGGCTTCAACGCCTGAGCAGACTGTCGCGTATCTCAAAGGATCTGTCCCTCCCGTCCGAACACCTTTTTGGATACACCGAGTGTATATGGGATTCGCCTGTGACGATCGCCACAGTAGATTGTCAGGCTCTTGTCTGACACTTTAATGACCTTTCCGATGTTGCCACGAAACTCAACGCGGTCTCCGATTTTCAGTGCTAATCGTTCACTCATGACTTCTTCTCTGAATCAATCGCTTCAAACAATTCGATAAACTTGGTGATCACTCGACGTTCATAGTCGTCGTAAAAATCCTCAGATATCAATTCGTAGGCAGACATTTGCGGGAGACCGCGTTCGATCAAAAAATTGCGATACGCTTTCTCTACTTTTTCTACTGTTTTTCTCATGTCGTTTTCCTCTGTTTTCCATGAATCAGACTTGATAGTAATCGCCGTGACAGATGCTGTCAACACACTCTGTGAAAATAATTGACTGTAGCTGTCAATCGCCTATACTTCGGGTATGACTTTAAACGAATACAAGAATCAGAATGAGATGTCGTATGGCCAGTTGGCTGAGTTGCTTGGGGCATCTCATGCGGCTGTTGTCAGACGCTGGTGTCTACGCCCAACGCATCCTGACCGGATGATTCCAAGCCCATCGTTTATGAAAAAGATCCACGATCTTACTGAAGGATCTGTGCAGCCAAACGACTTTTACTCTTTCGATGAACAGTCGTAGCAAAGGCCACAAGTTCGAGCGAGAAGTTGTCAACCTAATCAAAGATCATCTTGGCATTGATGCAAAAAGAAATCTCATGCAAACAGCTGAGGGTGGTTTTGATGTGCTTGGGGTACCTGGTTGGGCGATCGAGTGTAAACGCTATGCGGCAGCCAAGCCAGCTGATATCAAGCGATTCTGGCTGCAGGCTTGCCAACAAAGTGAACAAGGTGAACAACCTGTACTGATACTCAGACAGGACAGAAAGCCTATCCAGGTGTTCATCAAGTGGCAGGGAGTTGGTTCAGATTGCTTTGATTTAGAAGATGTGCGCGGGCTTGCTGACATAAGTTTCGATCTATGGTGTTGCCTTGTTCGAGAATCACTTCAGTGAATTGGCTCCCACCTAAATTTATCTTGGAAGTACACGTCTTGGGGTTCACGGCTCCTGCTTGGAGTATCCC